ATCAACTGCTTACTCTGTTTACTTGTCTTCTTTACAAGCTATCCAACGTATCACTGATGATAAATTAGGTGCTGCTGGTTTCAGCGCATTGAAATTCTATGGCGGTGCTGGTTCTGCTGACGTTGTACTTGGTGGCGGTATCGGTGGTAATCAAGTTGCAACTAGAATGGACTTTATCAATTCTAAATATGTTTATTTCCGTCCTCACAAAGATCGTAACTTCGTGCCTATCGGTGGGGATCGTCAAGCGGTCAACCAAGATGCAATCGTTCGTTTGATGGGTTTCTCAGGTGCATTAACTTGTTCTGGCGCTCAATTCAACGCTACTTTCTCAACTCTATAAGGTTTAAATCTAATGGCTTATAAAATTACTGATCCATTGATAGGCCCTCAACCTATCTCATATTCTGACACTACTAAAAATCATCTTTTAGGCACTATCGTTCGTGCTGAAGATGCTGCTTACGGTGCTGGTGAATTTATATATTTAGCGGGTATCGCATCTACTGTTGTTGGTTCATTAGTAGACTATGATTCATATTTAGGTACTACTGCTTTAGCTCCAGCTACTGGTGGTTTAGGTCAAGTTGCGGTTGCGATGTCTGCTAACGTAGCATCACAATACGGCTGGTATCAAATTGCAGGTATAGCGGCTGTAAAAGCCCCTAACGCTATGGTTGTTGGCGCTGAAGTTTTCTCTTTAGCTGCAACTCCCGGCTCTGTAGATGATGCAGCCGTCAATGGTGAGCAAATTCTTAACGCTAAAGTTAGCACTACAACTGGTACTCCATCAAGCGGTTTGGCATTGATTCAAATCAATCGTCCTTTCCATCAAGGTCAAATAGTATAAAGTAGTAAAAGGGGGTAATAGCCATTACCCCCTAATTTTTTTGAGGATTTAAAATGAGTGATGGAATTTCATACGTTGGCGATACCGGTGGCGATGCTTACTTAGATGTATCTTTTTATGTTGGTATTCATGAGAACCAAGAATACGACTTTATTAGGATAGGTGTTCCGGGTGATAAGTCTTTATCAATAGATACTATTGCTGAAGATACCCATAAAAGACGTTTTGCAAGACAATGGGAAGCCTATAAAGGGCTTAAAGATATAAAAGGCACTCCAATGGCCGAGTGGGTAGAAATAGCCGAAACATTGAGACACGAATTAGCATATCAAGGCTTTAGATTTATTGAACAAGTTGCAAGCGCACCTGATTCAGCTTTTGCTAGAATGATGGGCGGTATACAATTAAGAGTTAAAGCACAAGCCTTTTTAAATAGAGGTAAAGTTGATGCTGATGTTATAATCACTCAACAAAACGACCAAATAGCTGAACTTCAAGCTCAAATGAAACTTTTAATGGACTCTATGAAAGTAGAACCTGCTAAACGAACTCGTAAAAGCGTAGAAGAAGAACCTAAAACTTCATAGGATTTAAAATATGGCAACCCTTTTATCGAACGTACAAGATGTCTGTTTAGAATTAGGGTTGCCTGTCCCTACTGTCGTAGCTACTTCGACAGACCCCCAAGTGCTACAAATATTAGCACTGATGAATAGAGCTGGCGATATCATATCAACTGATAGGGATTGGCAAACTCTAGCCGCAGAATACCGTTTTGAGACTGTATATTACCAATACACAGGTAATGTAACCGCAGACTCAACAACAATTACAAATTTAAGCTCAGTAATTGGTTTAACTACTGATTTTATGGCTTCAGGCACTGGTATCCAACAAGATAGTTTTTTAACTGCTGTAGGCTCTACAACTGCTGAAATGACTATTCCATCTACAGAAACTGCAACTGGAATCACTATTACTTTTGGGCAAGCTAGATACGCTATGCCTAGTGATTATGCACGGATAGTTGATAAGACTCAATATAACAAATCTAACCGTTGGTCTATTATAGGGCCTAAAGATGCTCAAGAGTGGCAATGGCTTAAAGCTAGTTATGTAACAACTGGCCCACGTATGCGTTTCCGCATGATGGGTGACAAGTTTACACTCTGGCCTGCACCTACAGCAACGCTTGTATTAGGTTTTGAATATGTCTCTAATGGCTGGGTTATAGCCGCTAACGGAACGTATAAAACTAAGTTTACTGCTGATACTGATACTAGCAGATTTACTGATAGGGTTCTAATTTTAGGTACTAAACTTAAGCTATTTGAAATTAGAGGCTTTGACACTACTGCGGTACTTCAGGATTATACTCGTGAGCTAGATAAATGGAAAGCTTCTGAATCAGGTGCTGATACATTATCACTTGCACCCCGCTATCCAAACATCCTACTTACACAATCGAACATACCGGATACGGGTTTTGGGAACTCTACAAGTTAGGTTATTGATTTAAGTATCAAGCCATGATATCATATAATCTCTTTTTATTTAATCGGAGATTATCATGGCAAGACCAGTTAACGGCATTACATTTTGGGATAGAGTTAACGTACATACTGAAGTACAAGTAAACGGATGTATTTTATTTAAAGGGAATTTAGATGATTGTGGATATGGAAGAATAACGAGAGACGGAAATTTAGTTAGGGTTCATAGAGAAGTTTGGAAGCTACATAACCCTAATCAAGAAATAACAGGGGTTATAATGCACTCATGTGATACCCCAAACTGTATTAATCCAGAACATCTGTCTCAAGGGACACAAGCTGAAAATGTAGCTGATATGAGAACTAAAGGCCGAGGTAGGTATTTAACTGGAAGCCAGCAGTCTCAAGCAAAGTTAGATGAAAATAAGGTGCTAATTATCAAGGATAAATTAGCGATAGGTGTTACTTGTGCAAGGTTAGCTAGAGATTTTGATGTTAGCGAATCTGCTATTCGCAATATTAAAATGGGAAGACGGTGGACACATGTTAAATAGGCCAAATAAATGCTAAAACCAAGAAGACAAAGGGCTAGTACGATCACAGTTACTGCACCTGTAGGTGGTTGGAACTCTCGTGATCCTTTAGCACAAATGAAGCCGTCTGATGCAGTAGTATTAGATAATTGGTTTTGTACGCCTACTGAACTTAGATCACGAAAAGGGTATTCTGATTGGGCTACTGGAATCCCCGGTTCAGTTCAAACATTAATAGATTACGATTCTTCTACCGGTACAGAACAACTATTTGCAGTTAGTAATAACGCAGGAACTTGCGCGATTTATAATGCAACAGCTCAAGGCGCTGTAGGCGCTGCTGTAGTTAGTGGATTAACTAACGCTAAATGGACTCATGCTCAATTTGCAACTTCAGGTGGGTCATTCCTTCTAGCTGTTAATGGACTTGATAATCTGCGAATTTATGACGGTACTACATGGTATGCAGTTACCGCAGTATCTTCACCGTATGCTATTACGGGTGTCGCAACTACGCTTTTATCAGATGTTCATACTCATAAAAGACGTAACTGGTTTATTCAGAAAGAGTCTCTTAAATGCTGGTATTTAGCTACTGATGCAATTTCAGGTGCAGCGGCAGTATTTGACTTTGGCCCTATCTTTGAACAAGGAGGGTCTATATCTCAAATAACAACTTGGTCGTTAGATGCTGGTTACGGAATGGATGACTATTTTGTAGTTATCACTTCAGCAGGTCAAGTAGCTGTATATAAAGGTGTTGACCCTGCTGATCCTAATAACTGGTCATTAGTAGGTGTTTATCTTGTAGGTTCACCTGTAGGGGAGCGTAGCACTTGCAAATATGGTGGTGATGTATTATTGCTTAATAAAGATGGATTAATCCCTTTATCTAAAGCCTTAATGTCTAGCCGTGTCAGCACCCATTTAATGATTACTGATAAGATTCAGAATCAATTAGCGCAAGATACGACTACTTATGCAAGTAATTATGGGTGGGATGTAACATTATACCCTCCTCAAAATATGCTTTTAGTTAATGTCCCGATTAGCGCAACTGAATCATATCAGTACGTTATGAACACCATTTCTGGTGGTTGGGCTAGATGGACTAACATACCCGCACAGTGTTGGTATTTTGCTAATGAGAATCTTTATTTTGGTACAGCAGGAAAAGTCTGTAAAGCTTGGGATACTCAAGCTGATAATGGCGCAGCTATCGTAACCGATCTGCTCCCTGCATTTAGCTCATTTGGGTCTTCAAGTAGAGTAAAACGCTTTACTATGGCTTTAATCTCTATGGGATATACAAATCCTTTTGGATTTTCAGCCCAAATGAACCTTGATTTTGACCAATCATCTACGCCTGTAATACCTACAACTAGCGCAATCCCTCAAGGCGGTGTTTGGGATGTATCTAAATGGGATCAAGCTTCTTGGTCTACACCTATCATACCTTATACTCAATGGCAATTAGCAACAGGTATAGGCTATTATGGAGCGTTTAGAGTAAGCACCAGCAGCACAGCAGCAGATATACGTTATTACGCTACAGATTATGTATTTGAACCCGGAGGAATATTGTAATGCCATCTAAAAGCGAAAAGCAAAAACATTTTATGGAAGCAGCAGCGCATAATCCTAAGTTCGCTAAGAAGGCGCATATTCCTCAGTCAGTAGCACAAGAATACGTTTCTGCGGATAAGCTTGCTAAAGCCTTGCGTAAAAGATGATCCGTATAATTACGGACGAACAAGAACGCATAGGAGACTGGTTTTGTAAGGTGAATGGCCATGAATATTCACCTTTAGGTATGACATTTATCGGCTTAGAGTCTCATGGCGAATTAGTAGCCGCTACCGCTTATAATTGCTTTAACGGTGCAAGTATTCAAATGCACGTCGCTATTACAGGTAAATTTAACAGAGAAGCATTATGGTACGCTTTTCACTACCCTTTTAACGAATGTGGAGTGCAAAAGATCATAGCGCCTGTACCTAGTACCAATACCAAAGCTTTACGATTAGATCATCATTTTGGCTTTGTAACAGAAGCAATTATTAAAGATGCAGCACCTGATGGTGATTTACACCTATTAACAATGACAAGAGAACAGTGTCGATATTTAAAATAAATATTGATTTGTATAATAATTTGGTATACTGGGTCATAACTTACTGGCGACCCAGTTTATAAACCGTATAACTTAGGATATAAACATGAGTGATCCAACTCCACCACCAGCTCCAGATTACGCTGCTGCTGCACAACAAACATCTGCGGGCAACGCCTCACAAGCTCAAGTAGCTCAGTATGGCTCGATGACCAATCAGGTCACGCCTTATGGTACTGTAAACTACACAGCTCAACCTATGGGTAAAACCAAGGAAGGCGATCAGCTTAATCAATGGACTCAAACGGTTGGATTATCACCTTCACAACAAATTGCATTTGACCAAAGTAACAGGATCAATGCTCAGTTAGGTAACATAGCTGAAGGCGGAACTCAATACGTTCAAAGTGCTTTAGCTAACCCTTTAAACTTTTCTAAAGATCAAGCACTTCAAACGCCCGGTCAAATGCAACAACAAGCGTCTGATGCAGCGTATAGAAACGCTACTCAGTATCTTGACCCTCAATACCAACAATCTAATGCTCAATTAGCTAATCGTTTAGCTAATCAAGGTATTACTCAAGGCTCTGAAGCTTATAATAATGCTATGTTAAATGCTGGAAATGCACAGCAACAAGCGTATGAGAGTGCTAGAAACCAAGCTTATATACAAGGTCAATCAGGAGCGCAACAAGCTTCTCAACAAGCCTTACAAAATCGCCAACAACAAATTAGCGAACAACAAACTTTACAACAAAACCCTCTTAACATGCTTAATGCTGTTAGAACAGGCTCACAAATGCAAACAGCTCAAATGCCAGGAATTAGCACATCTGCTCCTGCTGCATTACAAGCTGTTTCAGGCCCTGATATGTTGGGTGCTGCTACTGCTAAAGGCCAGTATGATATGAACACTTATAATCAGCAAATGGCAAGTAACGCCGCTATGACTAGCGGATTAATGAGTATGGGTGGAATGTTAGGCGGAGCTGCGGTAGGTAAATTTGCATCTGATAGAAGACTTAAAAAGAACATTAAACGTATAGGTACTCATGCTCTTGGTATAGGCTTATACATTTGGGATTACTTATGGGGACAACCATTCTCTGGTGTTATGGCTGATGAAGTTGAAAAGGTTATGCCTGAAGCTATCGTGCAGCATCCAAGCGGATTTAAAATGGTTGACTATAGCATGTTGGGGTTAGCGTAATGGAAGTTCTAGGAGAAGATCAACGCGCTAATTTAGCAGCATTATTGCGCCAAGGCGCACCTAAATCTTATGATTATCGTACAGACCCTAAAGGCATGAAAAGTGCAGTTAA